ATATGGACCTGGTGGAACGAGTCTTGATCAGGTGGCGCTTGAGTTATCTAACGTGGTGCATAAATTAACATCTGGTTGGTATTCACTGGCAGATGGAATTGAAGGGCAGATCTGTTACTTTGTCTTAGATAATGCTGCAACGGACGCAGACACTATAATTGTAAAATTTGCCCATGCTCGATGGAAAACCCCGGAGCAAATTTTTAAATTGCCGAACTACTCTAATGTATTTTTAGGTACTGATGCTTCTATTATTACTGTTATATTTACAGATGGTGCTTGGCAAATGACACCTGATGGTGGTTGGGACTAATCCGTGCTAATCAATACTCCATTCTACCATGGCATCATCAGGAAAGTAATTGTTTCCTTTGGTAATCTATTCAGCAACATTAAAATAGAACGCAGGTCCGATGGTAGTGTCGATGGCACACTGGAGCAGACCATTGCTGTGCCCATTGCGTATTCATGCAAGGAAAAATGGGTTGTGCGAATTGAACAGGATCCAACATTGGATCAGCATACATTCATTCTGCTGCCACGAATAGCATTTGAGATAACTGGCATGACCTATGATCCTGCCAGAAAATTAAATCGTATGAATCAGATCAAGTGTTATGAGACTGGTTCTATGACTGGCACATTTGTTCCAGTGCCATACAATATCGATATCTCAATGTATATCCTGACCAAAACTCAGGAAGACGCATTGCAGATCATCGAACAGATTCTACCAAGGTTTTCCCCGGAATATACTTTGTCTGTTGAAGTCATACCAGAAACTCATACTGTGCTGGACATTCCAATCATTTTGAATTCTGTGAATGTGCAGGATGACTATGATGGCGATTTTCAGACACGGAGATTTGTTACATATACATTGAACTTTACAATAAAGGCGAATCTATTTGGTCCAGTCACTGGATCTGGTATTATTGATACTATTGCTGTCACGACATCTGGACCGGCACCTGCTTCATATGCAGTTGCAGGGGATGTAACAACAGGAACTATTATTGCAGAGGATTGGACAGAAGGATTTTGATGTTAAAGGTTTATAATAATAATTCGAATGTTAAGGCAACAAATGTTTCGGTTCAATTTACCGAAGAGCAGGTAAAGGAATATGTAAAGTGTAAGACTGATCCAGTATATTTCATCACGAATTACTGTAAGATCATATCGCTGGATCACGGACTGGTCCCGTTTGATCTATATGATTATCAGATCCGGTTTATCAATACCATACATAACGAGAATTTGGTTGTCAGTATGCAACCGAGACAGTGTGGCAAGACCCAGACTGTTGCTGCATATATTCTGCATTACACCATATTCAATGATAATAAGACAGTTGCCATCCTTGCCAATAAGGCAGCAATGGCACGGGAAATTCTATCCAGGTATCAGCAGATGTATGAGTATCTACCATCCTGGTTGCAGCAAGGAGTTTCAACCTATAACAAGGGTGATATAAAACTTGAGAATGGTTCCATAGTATTCACGGCAGCAACCTCGACCTCCGGTATTCGGGGTAGGTCTGTGAACCTACTATACATTGATGAGGTTGCAATTATTCCCAATACAGTTGCCGAGGAATTCTTCACTTCCACCTATCCAACTATCTCCTCCGGCAAGACCTCCAAGATTATCCTGACCTCAACACCACTTGGATATAACCACTTCTGGCATTTCTGGCAGGGTGCAGAGGCAGGCACTAATGGGTTCACGCCAGTACAGGTTCACTACTCGGAGCATCCAAATAGAGATGACGAGTGGGCAAGGAAGCAGAAGGACATGCTGGGTGAGACCAAGTTTGCGCAGGAGGTTTTGTGTACCTTTCTTGGATCTTCACTGACACTTATCTCTGCAGATATCTATGGTAAGTTGGTGCCCAAGGACTTTCTATATATGAAGGACGGGTTGGATATAGCAGCAACTCCAATCAAGGGTAACAACTATGTAATCGTTGCAGATACAGCAAAGGGCGTGGGTGGAGATTATTCTGCCTTTATTATTGTTGATATCACATCGTTTCCGTATATAGTTGTGGGTAAGTATAGGAACAACAAAATTAGTCCACTTTTATACCCAAATGTGATATATAAAGTGGCAAAAGAGTACAATAATGCGGATGTTTTGGTGGAAATAAACTCATCTGAGCAAGTGGTACATATTCTCCACGATGAGTTGGAATATGAGAATATTCTGTATGTTCAGAGATCCACCAAGGGACAGACAGCATCTGCAGGATTTGGTGCAGGTAGGACTCAACTGGGTGTGATTACAGACAAGAAAGTGAAACGGATAGGTTGCCAGACATTCAAATCACTGTTGGAAGGTAACAAGATACTACTATCAGACCCAGATATAATATCCGAGATATCCACCTTCATCGAGCGCAAGGGCACATACATGGCAGATGATGGGTATAACGATGATTTAGTGATGACATTAGTGCTGTTTTCGTGGTTGACAACTAATCCCTACTTCAAAGATCTCAACAATATAAATATACGTGAAATGCTTTATAAGCAGCAAATGCAACAAATTGAGGATGAATTGACCCCAATTGGGTGGTTCAATGATGGTATCGATGAGGAACCTGTAAACCTCAACTTTTAATTTTTATAAATAATAGTATACATGCTCTACCAGCAGTATTTTAGTATAAACATGTGCTATAAGTAACATACAATATCAATGTAATAAGGAGAATTATTATGCCGTTCGCACTATCACCAGGCGTCACTGTAGTTGAAAAAGATTTTACATCCATTGTTCCTTCAGTTGCCACCTCTATTGGTGCGTTTGCCGGTGAATTTCAGTGGGGTCCAGTTCTATATCCAGTCACAGTTTCCTCGGAAAATGTTCTAGTTCAGTTATTTGGTAAACCACATGACGACACTGCGCAATCATTTTTCACTGCAGCAAACTTCCTAGCATATTCAAATAACCTAAAAGTAGTTCGAGTAGAATCTGCATTGGCAAGAAATGCTGTTGCAGAGCGAACTGGTCCAGTGGCAAGCATATCTATGTTTGTTAATGGTAGTGGTTATACCTCAACTCCGTCTGTCACGATTGATACTCCAGATAGTTCTAATGGGATACAAGCACTTGCAACTGCAACTGCCAATGCCGGATCTATCACTGGTATCGTTCCTGGAACTGCAGGATCTGGATATGCTTCTGCTCCTATTGTAACGGTAGGAACTTCATTTGATACAGCGACCAATGTTACTGTAGCATTAAATGATCAAATTGCGCATTTGGATAATCTCTATACAGTAACACTTGCCGGTACAACAAATCATACAGTAGTGCCAGTGCATACAACTGGAATGGTTGTAAATGGAACAGCAGAATTAACATGGGCAGGATTACGGGCAAAGGCCACTGCAGTTATTACTCTTGGTGCAGCCATTATTAATAATGTCAATGACTATGAACAAAGTTGGAGTAATGGTGGAAGTAGTACCAATGTATTTGGTGCATTTGCTGCAAAGTATCCTGGTAAATATGGCAACTTCATCAAAATTTCTATGGCGGATAGCACTACATTTGCATCATGGGAATATAAAACAAGTTTCCCATCTGCCCCTGGAACTTCCGCATCTGTGGATCGTGTGGGTGGTAGCAAGGATGAATTGCATATTATTGTTCTTGAAGTCCAAGGTAGCAAAGAAGTAGTGCTCGAAACATATCAATTTGTATCTAAAGCATCCGATGCAAAGAAAACAGATGGTTCTAATAGTTACTACAAGACAGTTCTCAATAACAGTTCCAAATATATTTGGTGGACTGGCCACCCTGCATCCGGTACAAATTGGGGAACTACTGCTGCCAATACTGTATATGCCGATTTGTCTGCTCTAGAAGATACAACCAATCTAACTGGTGGTGTTGATGACTTTGCTGCCACTCAAGGCAATTTTACAGCAGGATTTGATTTGTTTTTAAATAGCGAAGAGATTGATGTAAGTTTGATTATGATGGGCAAGGCATCTGCCGCTGTTGCTGGATATGTTATTGCCAATATTGCAGAAGTTCGCAAGGATTGCGTAGTCTG